TTGACCGTGCCGTCAAGGTCTTTAGGGATGGCGAACTCGGCAACCATCTGGTCTTCCAGTTGGCGGCGCTCGGTTACTGCAGTCGCCTCCAGCTTTTTGGCGTCAAGCCAGCGTTGGTAGAGGGTGGTCATGAGTTGTCCTTTGTAAAACCAGTCGTGTTATACCGACTGTCCAGCCAGGCTTGCAGGTCACCACGCTTGTAGCGAACCTTTGCGCCTATTTTGTAATAAGGAAGTGGATACCGGCCTGTTGAGCGCCATACCGATAGGGTGCCGGGGCTAACTTGAAGAATTGCCGCTGCTCCCTTTTCGTCAACCAATTCGTTCTCGTCAAGCACTTCAAACTGTAAGTTTTCATTAGTTGTCATGGTTGCTCCTGTGCATCTTTAACGTACTTGGTGAGGGAAGCAAGGGAGTAGTTAGCGTCACGCACATACTTGGCGAACTCGTCCAATTGCGCGTCATCCATCTGGTGAATAGCCATGCTTTTCATGTGTTCGAGATTGGCGCAAAGTTCGCCCGTCCACATAGCAATCATTCCGATTGAAGGCTTGCTCATACCACACCGCCAATCTTGGCAATGATCTCGCCCAGGTCAGGCGCTTCCCAGGTTCCCAGTTTGCCTGACCTATCCTTGGCAAGCCACAGGCCATCGCTGTCGCACATCAAGGCGCGTTGAGTGTTGCCCTCTGCATCCTTTTCAACCCTCAAAGCCAACACTTCGTCAAAGAAGTAAGGCAGTGCCTGCCCTGTCTTGATACCCGGCATTGAGGGGCTGTACAACACCCGGCCCATTTCATCCTGAGTCTTCTCCAGCTTGGCGGTCATCAGAACGTGGCGGCCCGGAATGTCGCGGAAGGCTCTGATAATGTCGCTCATTTGCTCAGCCATTGAACCGTAAGCAGCGCGGGGATCTTTGTTGATCTTTTTCTCATGGTTCAGGCAGACTTCCGCAATCTCGGAGATGCTGTCCAACGCCACCGATTTGTGGTCGCTATCCGCTACCCAAGCGTAAGCCTCGCGCAAGTCTTCCATGCTGGTGATTTCCAGATACGGCAAGTCAGCGTCCTGAATGGACAGCAAACCACCTTCAGCAGACAAAACCACCGGCTGTGGTAATGTCTTAATCAGGCTGGTCTTGCCAGCCCCTGCTTGCCCGTAAATGAGCAGCTTCACGCCATGGGCACTGATGCCGCTGGTACGTTTCAACGAAATAGCCATGTTGGCTCTCCTTCTGGTTGCGCCTCCGTCTGTAACTCAGTTCGAGGCGTGGTTGCAGTGTAGCATAGGTTCGTGCTAGGATGTCAACAACTTTATGACGAAAGATAGAAAAAGATGCGTGACCTAAACAATTCACATTCGATCTGGGGCGGATTGATGCGCCCTAGCGCACCAACTGAACGTCAAGCGGTGGAGTCGCAAAGCAGTAGCCGTACCGAGTGCATCCGTGCAGTTTTGCGCCAAACCGGTAAGCCAATGTCAGCGGCTGAAATCTTGTTTGACGCTGGAGATGGGTTGCCTTACAGCGCCAACACTAGCCTAGTGTCAATGTTGCTCAAGTGGGACATAAAGCAGGGCCGAGTGCGTTTTGAGGATGGTTTGTATAGCTGGAACAGCGAGACAGCCGCAGCAGAAGCGCAGGCCGTTCGTGAAGCACTCCAGCTATTGCGGCGGCATGGGTATAAGTGCAAACCACCATCTACAGAGATTTAATAAATGGCAGACCTCTCAAATATCCTCGGCGGCCCTTGGTCGCCACCCCCTCAGAAGCACGTCGATGCACCTGATATTCAACTCAAAGATGCCATGATTGGCGCAGGCTTGAAGCCACCGGATGCCATATCCTTAGACGGCAAGCTGCACCGCTTTAACAGTGGCACCAAGGGCGAAAAGGGCCACGACAAGCCTGGTTGGTACGTTGCCTTCTCTGATGGCGTCCCGGCTGGGCGCTTTGGTTGCTGGAGGTCGGGGTTTGAGTCCAGTTGGAAAGCTGACATTGGCCGCAGCCTGACGCCAGTGGAGGAAATGGCGCAGTCCCGGCGCTTGGCGGAGGCCAAGACTCAGCGGGATGCCGAGGTGAAAAAGTCCCGTGAGGTGGCCGCAAATACCGTCGATCTCATCTGGTCGCAGGCCGGGGCAGCAAGCCCAGAGCATCCGTACTTGCAACGCAAAGGCATCAAGGCGCACGGCGCACGGATTACAGGTGACGGTAGGCTGATGGTGCCGCTTTACACCTCAGACGGCGAACTCTCCAGCATCCAGTACATTGACCATGCCGGTGGCAAACTGTATCACCCTGGTGGACAGACCGGCTCGATGTTCTGGCTGGTTGGCAGCATGGATGACGCCACCACACTCTACATTGCAGAAGGCTTTGCGACAGCCGCCACCATTGCCGAGGTAACAGGCCAGCCCTGCGCGGTGGCTTACAGCGCCAGCAACTTGGTGCCGGTGACCGGGATCCTGAAAGAAGGTCATCCAACGCTGGACATTTGCATTGTGGCTGACCATGACGCTAGTGGAGTTGGGCAGCGTTACGCCGAACAGGCCAGCGCAAAGTATGGGGTCAGAATGACAACACCGCCAGTGCCGGGGGATGCCAATGATTACGTTCAAGCGGGGCATGACTTGGCTCTATTGCTCAATCCGCCTGCACCAGTGACGGACTACCTTATCCATGCCGATGGCTTTTCAGCGCAGCCTGCACCCATTTCGTGGCTCGTGAAGCACTGGATTCAGGACAAGGCTTTGGTTATGGTGCATGGCCCAAGCGGCGGCGGCAAGACGTTTGTGACGCTGGATTGGATGCTGCACATTGCCAGTGGCAAAGCCACTTGGTTTGGCCACAAGGTCAGGGCAGGCAACATGGTGTATTTGGCCGGTGAAGGCCATCACGGCCTGCGCTCACGCATTGCAGCCTGGAAGCACCACAACAACGTCAGCAACCTGAATATGTGGGTCAGCAAGTCGGGCGTAGACCTCAACACTGCCGAGGGTTATTTGAAGGTAGTCGAGGCCATACGGGCGCTCAAGATCAAGCCTGATGTGATCACAGTGGACACCCTGCACCGATTCATGGCTGGTGACGAGAACAGCGCCCAAGACGCCAAGACTATGCTGGACGCCTGCGCTGCTCTCATGCAAGAGTTTGGCTGCACCGTCATTCTGGTTCACCACACAGGCGTGTCAGAGGAGGCCCAGCACCGTGCGCGTGGCTCATCCGCATGGCGTGGCGCACTGGACATTGAGATTAGCGTCATTCCCGCCAAGGGCGACAAGTCCATTGAGATCGTCCAGCGTAAGAGCAAAGACGCCGAGATGGCAGCGCCGGTCTACGTTGACCTGGAATCAGTGGCAATCCCTGGCTGGTTTGATGAGGATGGCGAGGCGGTCACCAGTGCCGTGGTGGTGAAGGGCGAAGTGCCTGAGTCCAAGCAAAAGGATAAGTCGCTTGGGTTTGCCGACTTTGAGAAAGCCTGGTGGAAAGGAGGCACTGAAGACCGAGGCGGCGCACCCTACCTTACTAAGTCAGTGATGCGCGATTACGCCGTTGCCAACGGCATTTCAAACTTTCCTGGCGCACGAGCAGCTGGTTCACGCCGAAACCTGATTGATGGCAAGAACGCCCGGTACATCACTAACCTGTTAGACGCCAAGATCATTGAAGTCCATGAGAACGGCTGGATCGTTATTGATGCCGGTACAGCAAGCGGAATGATGTTGAAGAAATAATTGTTCTGTGCTAAACTTCTTGACATGAACAGACTTACCCAACTCAAAGCTAAGTTGAGGGCCGCACAGGCTGAACTTGCAATCCGCACCCGGACGCATAACAGCGCGTCACGGGCCTATAACAAAGTTACGGCACACATTGCTGAATTGGAGGCCAAAATTGTTAACCTGGAGAAAATTTCAAAGTGAATTGACTTCATACAGTGAGGCTGACCTGTTGGCCCTGCTGGATGAGGAAAGAATGAAACACCGCAGAGTGTCCATGCTAGAGCGCATCCACCAACGCTACTGCACCTTACGCGCCGGCCGGGAACGGCTGGAAATTTTGAAAGAAGGAAAAAAACCATGACCCTAACGCAACAATTCAAGAGGATGACCCGCCGCCTGACGCCTGTGGAAATGGCAGCAACAGAGTTGTCAGAGGCTGAACTGCACCGGCTTGAGGCCCACAGTGCTATGGAATACGCCAGCAGTGTGGTGTCGTATGAGGACGCCAGGATCAAGCGCCTGCGGAAGTTCTTGGCTGATGCGGAGAAGGCAGTATGACCAAAGACGATGTTATCCGCATGGCGCGGGAGGCTGGGCCACTTATAAGCACCCCATTTGATGTGTGGTGCGAACACTTTGCCGCCCTCGTCGCCGCTGCCGAGCGTGAGGCGTGCGCGAAGTTGTGTGAGGGACGTGGAATGGTAAAAGGCGGCGAAGTGTTTGCCACAAGAATCCGTGCAAGGGGAACGACATGAAAGAAAAAACCAAGGAACTCGCGGACTCCGTGGGTGCCATATATCCCGTGATGCTCATGGGACGGCATGACGGTGTACTGTTTACAGAGGCTGAGTTGGAGGCGTTTGTTGCCCTTGTTGCCGCTGCCGAGCGCGAGGAAATTGCAAAACTGGCTGACGCAAGCGTCAACGCAGACCAATATCCGACGCTGACAATGCTTGCCCAAGCCATCAGAATGAGGGGGGATTAGGACATGAGTAACACAGGAGGCCCAGCGTTTCCAACAGAACACACCGACACAAGCGGCCTTTATGACGGCA